GCTACCTAAAAGCCTATGAATTGAATCAGATAATCGGTAAAGAAAGAGTTGAAAAAGAACAAACGATTATAAACTTTCAATGTAAAAAAATCAATAACATTTAATGTGGTCTGTCATTTGGAAAATAGATGGTATCTATAAAGTATTTACAAATTTAATATTTGAATCTGAAAAAAAAGCTATAGAGTTTAAAGATAAACAAACACAATTTAGAAAAAAACATGATGCAAGAGTTGTTAAACATGATTATAAATATTTTAAAGGAGTAAAAGAAAATGAAATTGACTGATAATTTTAGTTTAGAAGAAATGACTAGATCAGCTACTGCTGAAAAAAAGAATATAGAAAATGTTCCTAATGAAGAACAGATTGAATGTTTAAGGCAACTTTGTGTCAATATCCTTCAACCTTTAAGAGATGACTTTCAAAAACCTTTAGTCATAAGTTCTGGCTTTAGGTCTAAGAAATTATCTTTAGCAATTAATTCAAAGACTACCTCACAACATTGTAAAGGTCAGGCAGCAGATTTCACTATTCCAGGTATTGATAATAAAAAGGTATTCAAACATATCATAGAAAATCTACCAATGGACCAAGTCATACTTGAATATTATAAAGAAGATGATACTAAGGAATACAGTAACGAAGGCTGGATACATTGTTCTTATGTACCAAAAGGTAGAGGACAAGCTCTAACTAAAGATGATACTGGATATAAATTATGGCAATAGACAAATCTAAAATGAAATGCAACAAACCCAGAAGACAAATATCTGGTGGTAAAAAATTTGTTGTCAAAGCCTGTAAAGGTGGTAAAGAAAAAATTATTAGATTTGGTGATGCCAATATGACAATTAAAAAAAATATTCCTGCAAGAAGAAAATCTTTCAGAGCAAGACATAGATGTGAAACTGCTAAAGATGTATTCTCAGCTAGGTATTGGTCTTGCAAGAAATGGTAAGAAAGTTATTAAAATTCATAGTGAAAGCTAGAATGCTGTATGCTGATCTAAGAGGACATCATGGTAAACGATGGAACTATGAGCCTGGTGATTGGTATATGGGAAGAAAAAACAAACACAAATAGGAGATAACTATGCCGATGGTTGGTAAAAAAAAGTTTGCTTATACTAAAAAAGGTAAAGCAGCTGCTAAAAAATACGCAAAGAAAACTAAGAAAAAAGTAAAAATGAAAGGTAAATACTAATGCCATATTCTAAGTATTCTGCTAAGCAGAAGAAACTGGCTGCAGTTGCACCACCAAGAAAAAAGATAACTGGTGCTGATTTAAAAGCTCTTAAGAAAAGAAAGAAAAAGAGAAAAAAAAAATAATGAAAAAAGTTAAAAAAGGTTATCATAGAACTAAAGATGGTAGAGTCGTTAAAAAAGGTCTTTACTATTATATGAATAAAGCTAAAAAATCTGGTAAGAGTAGACCAGGTAAAGGCACAGTTTCTGATAAAGCATTGAAAAAAGCAAAGAAAACTGCTAAGAAAAAATAATTGTTATTAGGTGTAGTTGCTAGTCAACTGGGTATGAAGGAGGGGTAACAATATTCGTATGCCTAAAATTAAAAAGAAAAGTTGGGTAAGGAAAGAAAAGATAGTTACTGTTGGTCCTTGCAAATATTGTAAAGAAGAAATGACAAGTGAAGACTCATTCATTCCAATTGGAAAAGTAATAAGAGGTAAGTATCAATATCAGAATGCACATTATGATTGTGTCAGTAATCATAAACCTAAGTCTAACTTTGATTGGTAATTAACTATCCCAAAATTTTATAGCATTTTTTAGATAGTCTTCATCTAAATCATTTTTCCAAAACATGTGATCGAATTGTGGTTGGATGTAATCTTTAAGTACATTTGGATCTGAACTAATTTTCATAAGATTTTGCCTAACCTTACATCTTTGAATTATTCTAGGTATTCTTTTTTCTATATTCTCTGGTTTTAATTCTTCACAATTATCCGCATGAAATACTTTGTAAGACTTTTCATTAATATAACAAAGATAGATTGGAACTTTAAATACCGAATAATAAAAATCTACCTGTAATAAATGAAAGTTCTTTGGACTATCTTCTGGTAATTTAGAGGTGCTCCAGGACCTAGTACCATCTTTTTTGATAATACCTTTTCTTGGAAATTGACATTTATCTTCAATAATAAGTTTATCACCTTTTAAATCACAGTAACCATGAACAGGAATATTAATACCATCAAACCATCTAAAAGCCTCAATCTCTGGTTTGCAAGTATCATAACCAGGTATAGATTGATGAGCTGCATGACCATTAGCAATCATTTTAGGTAAGATAGTTTTATAATATTCAAATTCTTCTTGTATTTTAATGTCAGGAATAAATCTGTTTAACTTTTCTTTTAAAGGAACAAACATTACCTGTTCTCCGAAAGTCTATCCATAGCATCTTTATAAGCCATTTGGAGTTCTTCATTAGGTTCTTGTATATCTAAAAAATATGATAATGGTTTTTTTAAAAATTTAGCAATCTTAACTAAATTTATTAATGGAATTCGATTGATACCTTTTTCATATTTTTGCACTTGTTGAAATGTAGAGCTAATACAACTAGCAACTGCAGTTTGAGTAACTACATATTCTTTACCAGTAAACTCATTTACTTTGGTATATCTTGCTTGTTTTAATCTTTTGCCTAACTCAACATAAAACCAATTATCTTGATTTAGATTTCTTTTATATTCTCTTGTGATTTTCATATCTTTCCTTTCATTTAGAGTATACTATCCCTAAGTAAGTTTCACAACTTTTGATATATACTTAATTAAGTATATAAAAATCTAGCATCTTTGTTCTCTGCCTCTACAATTCTTCTGAATAACTGATTGTATTCTTTAAAATTGTTTAGGGTATGTACACATTGTCTACCTTTTTCTTTAGCACCCATAATCTTTTTGTGTGCCTTATCTAACTTTGCATACAAACGAACATTACTATTACTTAGAGCCATCGTTTACCTCACCGATTAGTTTAATATTTGCCTTAGTAAATCTGGTATCGGTGATTATAAACTTTGCAGATTCACCAGGCATTTTTTGATTGTGTGCTTTTTCAGTAGCTTCTTCTACAGTTGCACCATCAAAAATTTCTTCAAACTCAGCTACAATTTCTATGTCAGATTTTTTTATTACTTTAACCATTTAATATAATGTTTCTGCTATAGCCTGCATAATCTCTTTTTATTTCATCTCTGTCCTCTAATTTTTTGACTAGAGCACTTACTGAGTTTTTGCTTTTGTAGCCCATTTCATCAGCCATTTCTTTAAAAGTTGGCATATATCCAAATTTTGTACTATAATTTTTTATAAATTGCAATAGCTTGAGCATTTTTGGAGTCATAGGTCTTCTACCTTTTTTCTTGTTCATTGATTACCAACCTCCTTAACAATTCTGCATAGCCATTGATGTCATCAAAACTATCTTTCTTATAATTATCTGATTGCATAACTCTCCAAAGTTTTAAAAAAACCATGAAAATACCAAAGAATTTTAAAGGAACTTTAATCTCTTTGTTGTTATGAACTGATAAATATTTTTCCATTATTCCTGCCATAACATAAGATGTATTATCAAAGTGACCATAATCATTTTGTTTTTCGTTTAGCAGCCTCTCTATTTCATTAATAAATTTTATATTATCTGACATAATTTCCTTCTTTGTCTTTGCAAAAGTGAGCAAAAACATTTTGTTTTTTATATTTTATTAAAACCCAAATTTGATTGTTGCCTGGTTTATAATCTGGGTTCTCAACAAATTTAACTTTCTTGTAAAACATTTCCTCACAAGTGATAGGATTTTGGGAGCTAATAATGAAAGGTATTTTTTCATATTTAATTTTCCCATCACTTGTAAAGATAGCCAAAATTAAAAAAACTACTTTCAGATTTAGAAAGGAATTTCTTTACTTTGAACTTTTGGTTGTGCTGGTCTTGGTTCATTTTTGTAACCAGATAAAATAGTTCCTTCATCATTGGTCCATCCAATTAAACCTTTTTCTCCACCAGCTTCTGAGTAATTCATTTCACCAGTAAACTTATCATCTCCCTTGAATACCACACCAACTTGAGCAAAGATTCTAACAAATTTAGTTTTACCATCTTTGGATACTCCTTTAGTTCCAAGTATGGTTCCTTTTTTGCCATTATCTAAAATAACATTTCCTGAGAAATCAATTTTAATAGCTCTTTCATCTGTTGGGTTGTATGGAAATAAAACCCAGTCCTTTTGTTTTGCATTACCATCCGACATTATTTTGTCCTCCTTGAGTTTGGATTTGTTTTTCTTGTTGTTTAAATAATTCTTCAATAGAATCATTTTCTTTTTTCCAATCAGAGAATAATTTAGTCAACTTTGTTTCAGTTGTTTGTTTCTTAATTTTACTCTGTATTGAATCTTTATTATTTTGATTTAAAATAGCATTACCTACTTCTTCAGCACTTGCAAATTCTGTGCCATGTAATCCAAATGATGC